TTTGATCTTTGCTGAGCAATCGTTCTAAGAGATCATTGCGGCTCAGCACCATGCCCTGTGCTGTTTGCATGGCTTCTCCGCTGCCTTCCGCTGCCTTGGAATCTATCACTGACTGTTGCTGATCCAGTCGCATTTTCTTCAACTGCAAATCAATCATCTTCAACTTCTTGTCCATTTTGGCTGTTTTTGCTGTGATAGCATGTCCCAACATGTTGCTGGCCACACTGAATATTTCACTGGCAAAGCGGCTGTCAACTTGCATACCTAGATCCATTAGATCATTGTAACTGCTTTTGGCCAAGTCAGCTAGGCCGTCCATTTCTTCGTCGTTGGCTTCTAAACCGCGCACACCTGGCAAGGCCGAATCAATTTTGTCTATGTTGTCGTCTAGGGTTTGTAGTTGACTGCGCAGATCTTCCACGGGTGGCAAGTCAGCATCAGCAGGGGCGTCTTGGGGTGGGGGTAAATCAAAAAGTTCTTCGAGTTTGCGGGTCATGCCCTATTTAGTGGTCAAGCACGACCGTTGTGAAACATATCGTTCTCAGTGATAACTCTGAAACTCAGGCCGTTTTTTCTGGCCCATTTGGTAGCAGCGTCCCATTTGGCATAGTTAATGGCCACCACAGCACGATCTCTGCTGTTCATTTTTGACTCAATCACGCTTTGACTTTTGGGTTTGATTTCAATCAGCTCTGCTCGCATGGTATTGTCCCTGTTGCGATAAGTGATCAAAAAGTCTGGAATATACTGTGTGACCTTGCCAGTGATGGGATGGCGATAAGGAATAGCAATACTCTCACTCGCCCACTGCAACACATGATCATTGGTGTCGCAGAACTTCATAAAGCTGAGTTCCCAACCTGATCTGTAGCGCGGTGTGCCGTTGCCAGCATACTTTTCACGATTGATTATGACATAGTTGCCTTGTGCCCAGCGACTCATAACAGCACGTTTCTGGCCTGATAAACGTTGGGTACCACTGCCACTCCCACACCCAACAATGTGGCAGCACTGCGAATGGCATTGAGGTAGTAGGCCAGGCTGGCACTGAGATTGATGCCGTTTTGTCCTTTGAACTCATCCAGCAAGGTCAGTGGACTGATGCCAGTGGTTTCTGCCACTCTAAACAAACTCACAGTGAAGTTACCAGCAGCCTGTCGTGTGCTCATTGTACTTAAAAAATAACTGTACACAATGTCGTATTCAGCCGCAGGCACGTTGGTGTCATAGGCATAGAAGTTGTCAAACACTCTAACAGTCAAATCTATATTGGGGTTGGTATAGTTTACAGTGCTCATCGTCTTGTGTTTAATAACCTATTGGTTTCGGCCTGTGACTGATTGGGTCCGGTGTTGTTTCTGTTAAATGTCTGTGTGGGGAAAATCCACCCGTCGGCTTTGTTGGCCACGGCTTTGGTGGCCGCAGGCAAGCCTTGTTTTAATGTTTGAACGCCAAGTCCAATAGCCTCACTTTTGGCAATGGCAGCAAGATTTTTGCCTTTGAACGTCTTGTCAAGACGTGCGGCTTTTTGTGCAGCACCAATCAGTCCCAGTAAACTGCCACTTTGCAAGTCGCCAATGATGCCAGCACCTGTTTCCAACAAGCCGCCTTGGCCAAACACTGTGGCATTTGATCCTGGTCTAGCAATAGGGCTGAGAGTTTTGTCGTAATGTGCATCTGTGGCAAAACCTTGCACATTGGGATCTCCACCCGACTGTGCTCGTCCCACTGCACCTGAGTAGTATTTCACAGTTTCGTAAGCAATGGTCATGTTATTTTGCATGGTCCCAGCGCCATCGGAATAGTTGTACTGGTCATGACTCCAACTGGTAATCAACGGGTTGATCAACACATACTCAGCAAACTTGCGTTGATCCATGCCGTAGATTCTGATGTCTCTAAAAAACGCAGGCTTGCCGCCGGCAACGCCGTTGGTTGATCCATCGTTGAATGCTTCACCAATGAATCCCCAGTCGTTGACATTGCCCACACGTTCTTTGTCATATATGTCTCTAGCATTGTAGCCAAATCCTGCTTGACGCTGTGCATCGGCACCGTTGCTGCCATTGGTATTGTTGGGGGCAAGATATCGCTGTGAAGAATCTTTGTAGTAATAGTTCATGTAGTAGTACCACATCTTGCGAACCAAGTCGCCACTGGTATCATGCAAGGTCACATTGATTGGATCGTAGTTGAGTTTTTTCTGTATGATTCGTTTGCGATTGTATTGATTCAGTGTTTCTGTTTCAATACTGTACTTTGGCAAATCAATGGTCTTAACTGCCAGGCTTAGGTTGGCCTGATCGTCGTTGCCAAACGCACCGCGCAGGAAAGGTATCTGATCTGTGTTCAGTGTAAAACTAACATGGAAGAGGAACTTGTACCGAGGCTTGAGCTCGTAAGCGTTGGTGGTAAATGTGCGACTTGCGTGTTGGTAGTCACGCAAGATGTTGTTGCCCAGGAAACCACTTTTTAAGTTTCCGCCAAAATTTGGATCTATACCTTTAAGAAAGTCTTGTCCAAAAAATGCCATGTTTAGATACCTGCGCCGGTCACCACATCACCTAAAGTTCTACCAATTTCTGTACCAACTCCAGTGCCTTCAGGTGTCTGGTTGGCGTTGTCGTATATGATGGCCATGGTAATTGAAACAGGAGCATTCTCACTGTAGTTCAATGAGCCGTAGTCAGCACCACTCAGGTAGCAACCGTACAGTTCCCAAGTTTCAAGAACCACAGGAGTATTGGCACCATTGCCACCATCAAGGATTTCAACCTTGGTTGTGAACTTGTAATCAATACCAGAAGCAGCGGAACTCATTTCTAAAAAGTCCATTTGTTTCTGTAGTTGCTCACCAATCAACTTGCTTACAGCACCTGATGCATCATCACGAATTTCGCATGAAGTAGGCGCCCATGAGTGCTTGCCAGCCAGTTTCAATGTTGAGTTATAAATTGGTATTGCAATCTCTTCAAACGTCACGTTAGGTCTAGCAAAACTTATCACCTGTTTGGTCAATTCTGTTCTTGGTGTGCTTACACCAAAATTTTCAAACATCACTCTAAAGCGATATTTGAGCTTGGGCATCAACAGACCCTGGGTTGGCGAACTTTGATCGCTGGCCAACGGTACTGTCATTCTCTGTAATGATGAAACTGCCATTTGTTATATCTCCTGTTGTTTTTATTTACCTGAAATGGAGGCCCGGTAAAAGGCCCCCTGTTTCATCACCCTGCTGTGCCACCTGAAATTTCACCAGTGTTCTTGATACGCAATGGAATGTAGATAAATTCAACTGCTTTGACTGGTTCGATAGCAATGTCCACCCACAGCTCATTGCGGTCGATACGTGCAGGAGTATTGTTGCTCAAGTCGCACACAACCAAATAGTCATAAAGAGCACGTTTGGCCACCAAGTCAATCATCAAACTGTTCACAGTGTTGGTGATTTCGTTACGGGTGATCTGATCATTGGGCTCAAACAAGTACAGTTTGCCAATTTCTTCTAATCGTCCGCGCAAGAATGCTACCAGTCTGGCAACGTTGATACGATCCAGTGCTGTGGTAGCACCTTGACGTGTTTTGTTACCAAAGTTGGTGATACCAATACCTGGAATAAAGGTGATTGGGTTGATGTTGTTTTCATACAGTATGTCACGTACACTTTGCCCCACTGCAAGTTGTTGGAACTCGCCAGTTTGTGCATCGATATAGCCAATGGCTTCAGCATTGTCCACCACACCACGACGTGTGCCAGCAGGTGCCAACCATGGATAACTCACTGCATCACTGCGCAGAATTGTGCGTACCATCATGTGTGTTGGGGGCGCAACAACTGTGTTGCCTGACAGGTCTGTGGTCTGACAGCTGGGGTAGAACACAGCGGCATAAGCACTGCCGATTGTCAATCCGTCATCTGTTGCCACGCCAAGACCGTTGTTGTTGGTAGCATGTTCTACCAACGCAGTACCAGTGTTTGGCAAGCGCAGTGGGGTATCTCCCACAACAAACAATGTGTTGGCACGTTCGTTGCTGAGTGCAACCAAGTTGACCAACAATTCTGGATAGCCAGGTGCAGCAATCAAGTTGAACTGATTTTGTTCTTCACGTGCAGCCAGGCTGGTGTCCATACCTGATTTCATTGCTGCCACAATCAGTTTACGTTGTGCCAAGCGTCCAGCGTACATAGCACCGTCGTCTTTGTTGCCTGACGCGGTGAGCCAAGTATTGGTCACAGTGGGCAATGTGTCATCGGGGAATGTGGTTGAGTTAAAGTAATTGCTCTGATAACTCTTGACATTGTAACCTGAACGGCGTGTGTTGAACAACAACATACCTTGGGGGTACAGTGCAGGATCAGGTGCGTCCAAGTCCAGGTAATCACTGATCAACAAACTTTCAATTGTTGGAAAAGCGTCTGCCACAGGATCTGTGGTGCCATTGGGTGCCCAACGTGCATCTGCAAACAGGATACCATTTTGTGTGACCTGGTCTGTGGTGTCTACTGCGACCCATTGATCTGTACCGCTGACCTGTTCCCAACGATACAGTTTGGGGTAGGCTTCAAGATCGCTGCTGTCAATCCATAGGTCGCCGTATTGCAATGGACTTTCTGCTGCATCGTTTTGAGTCAGTGGCTCGGAGGCAGCAACAATAGGTCCTGACGCATTGGTCAATGTAAGATCAAAGCCACGTGTGTCATTGGTGACATTTTGATAACCTTGCCATGTGCCGTTGTCCTGGATCATGATGTCCACGTCACTGACTGAACTGTAGTACCACAAACGTCCATCAGCTGGATTCTGGTCTGGTGCAACATCGCTTGCAGTGTAAGTGAATAAATCAGCAGTAACCCAGTTACTCAAGCACAGTATGCCTGCTGTTTGATCTTGACGAACTTTTGGTGTTGCGGTAGTAAATCCAGCAGTGGTAACTGGCGTGCCAGTGATATTATCTAAAAATATTGCACCACCCGCGCTGTGTGTGAACACAATGTTTCCGGCACTGTTGACGCTGGCGCTGACATAAGGAATGTTGGCAGCACTGACATTGGTGATGAATGAAGAAATACTTGTTCCACTCAAAGTTATAGTGAATGGCCCTGAAGTAGGAATTGCGCCTGGTTCGGTTGTATAGACCTGGAATTGATTACTCACAATAAACAACGCATCACCGTTACTGCCTGGGGTAGTATCTCCAGTTACCACTGTTGCCCCTAATGCAACTCTTTCTAACAATAGGAAAGTAGCATTGCTATTAGGAGTTGTGTTGTATAATTGTGAATCATATTGTACATAAGTGCTGCCAACTGGAATGTTTTTGCCGCCGCCTGTGGGATCAAGTCCGTTGTTTGCTGCACCATCATATGAATATACAGGACTGCTTTGTGCAACAAAAGTATCCAATGCGGCACTGTATTGTTTTAGTTTCAAACTCATGCCAGCACTGGCAGTGCTGATGTTTTGCCAGATAGAACCTGTTGGAGCAGGCGCTGTGTCTGTGGTTCTCCAACGTGGTGCTTGATAACTGTAACCTGGGAAATAACTCGGAGCACGGTATTCAATGGCTGCAATACCCAATGTGGTCAACAGGGCAGCACCACCAATGGTACCAGTTTGAATACTGATAACACCACCGTTGTCTGTGGATCCATCATTGGTTGCGGTGCTGGTTGCAAACAATGTTAATTTGTTGCTGACTGCTGTGGCAGTGACACCGGGAATAGCTAATGCATTGATTACCGCAACAAATCCTGCCACCGTGTTAGTTGCGCTGACTGTGGCCAATGTACCGTTGATGTACATGTTAGAGCCAACAGTTAGTCCGTTGCCAGCCACTGAGTTTGTGCCTTGCAAGGTAGCCCATGATGCTTTCCATGCGTCAGTTCCCAGCAATACCCAGGTATTGCTTGAGTTTTTATAATAATTCTGATTGTTGAGACTTACTGCGCTCACAGCATAATCGCCAATGCTGCCAAGTGTGCTGATGGGTGTGTAATCGCCGCCAGCATAGTCAACCACATCTGCGGTGTCTGTGATCACAATGGGCACTTGATTGGTAAATGTTGCGGCTGTTTGATCCCATTCAAATATTCCCCAGAGACTGGTGCTGGTGTCTAACCAGTATGTGCCGTTGTTGGGATTGCCTGTGGGACGACTCAGACTTGCTGTGAGTTCAGTTAGGTCAATGTCCACACGCTGAACATACGCACGGTTTGTGACACCCAGGGCTGAGTATGCTGCCAACAATCCATACTCGTTGAGTTCGTAACCATTGATAGGAGTACCTGTTGTGGTGTTGTAAAAGAATGGCACCCCGAATGTTGCTGCCAGGTCTCGTTGACTGGTAATAAGATAAGTTTTGTTTGCGTTGGCAGCGGTTGTACCGGCTGCAACTCCGACTCCAGCAGCATCAGCCTTGTTTTGTGCTGTTGCTATTAGAAAGTAAGGGACTGTGTTTACAGCGGAAGGGATATATTGACTCTCGTCAATTACTGTTACTTCTACGCCTGGTGATACTAGTGCCATGGTTGATTCCTTTTCAAGTTATTGATATTTATTGGTATA